TGAACGCAACAAACAACAACCGTATGGGTGGGGTATTTACGGGACAAGAGCATGGGGCGTATTGTTTACACTATACCCATTGTTGAGCAAGAGACGCCAACAGCGGTGCTTGGCGGCGCTGAAGGCTGTAGACAAGGAATAGGTTGTCATTTTTAGAAATTTGACAAGATATAGGTTGTCAGATGATGTCTGACATATCACGGGCGCGAATAGTTCGTCTGGCAGTAAAGCCGCTTGCGGAAGCTGCCAGCACGCGGGAGCATTGCCCGCCGCGTCCACTAGCAGGTGCAGATAGCAGAAAGCGGGAGGGTGACCTAGGATAGCGCCGGTACAACTATCTGCACCTGCGAAATCATGGAGTGAGACTCCACGGATTTGAGGTAATTTGTGGAACCATTGTCATTCTGGCTGCACGACTGGAAAGTACAGAGCTTGAAGTCAACACCTGGATTCAGGCTAGATGGGACGATCCCTATTGCGGACGCGGCGACTGCGGCTGTCTTGCTGGTTGAGAGTCAAAAGACGGGCTACGCGCTGAAGATGACCGCCGAGGTTGTGAGGGTGGCTGACGATGAATACTGAGCATGTGCATGAGTGGGAACAATGCGATGAAGAAATAGGGTGGTATTCATGCGTAGACCGTCCAGAGTGTAGGGCGATGTTGCCGCCGTCAGTGGTATTGAAAAAACTCAACGCCACGGAGAGGCTGAGCGTGGAGGATGCTAGGATGATGTCTAGTCAACTAGGGGGTCACGGACACCAGATGGAAAGCATGATTATTAGCCTATACGCCGACATCCTAGAGTAGTAAGTGGACAAATATGTGAACTTATCGGCGGTTTATCGGCGTAAACAACGGAGTGTGTTATTGACACTGGAGGAAGGAGATTAAAATGGAAAGGGAAGTAGAAAAGTTCACCGTAGAGACTATCGAGAACGGGTATATTTTGGGATGGGGCAGGAGTGAGTACCCTTGGGAAGGACCGCGTTCGGTTTACTATAAGCTCGAATGCGACGTGGTAACGCGTATTGAGGAGGTGCTGTTGGAGCGGGCAAAAGTGATACTCGAATTTAGGCAGTCAGAAAAGGCGCTTAGAGAGGAGAAAGAACGAGCCCCTTCATCCAGTTGCTCAGATTTACCACCTGATAAGTGAACAACATCGATCAGCGCATTGACCTGATAACCGCCCTGAACAAGCTAACCCCACGCCAGCGCAAAGTGCTTGTCCTCTGGGCGGCTGGGTACACACAGCAGGAGATCGCAGACGAATACGGGGTGCATCAGTCCACCGTGAGCAGGGTGATCGAGGAATCTATTTATAGAATACAAGGAACGCTAAAATGCTAGATGGCTATGTCTACGTTTTCGATTTAGGGCTTTCTGGTAAGTTGTCTGCATTGCACAAGATAGGATCGTCGGAAGACTGGAAGAAACGCCTTTCCCAACTAAGGTCATCTAATCCGAGTATCACCTGCAAGTACGCATGGAAGGCAAGGGCGTTCAGGTTGTTCGAGCGCAAGTTACATGACCGATATGCCCATAGGAAGCACGAAGGATACGGGCACAATGAACTCTTCGCTCTTTCAGAAGATGACTTGTTGGATTTGAAAGAGTATATGGACGTTGCCGTGCCTCCTATATATACCGATGACCCCTGGGAGCACCTGAGAGTGCTACAGGGGCAAGCTAGACAAATGCGCCAAATGCGTGACTGGGAACAGCTTGGCAAAATAGAAGAGCAAATCAAGCGGTTGTATAAGCGGGAGGGGGGCGAGCCAAAGTGTCCCAAGCGAGAAAATGCGTTGTCTGCGGAAAGCGAATAACGTGGCGATTCTGGGTATGCGAAGAGCATCGCCAAGAATACGGCAACAATATGAGGGACTGGCCTGAGTGGCTACAGTTCTTAGTGAAGGACATCGCTAAAGAAAGATACTCTGACGAGCGCCAGCAGCGCCTACTGGACATGATTGATAGACTAGACCCCAAGCACTTTACCAACGTAGACCCACATGACGAAGATCGCTTCTGATTTCTTTATAGTATATGAAGGCTATGCGCGATGTATTTCTGTTCGATATGCCAGTGCTCACTGACGCGGCCCGTTACTATGTGCGGGTCATGTTATCGTCAATACAACCACTGTAGAGATGAGTGGTTCACTGAGGCTGTACGGATAGAAGACAGGCAACGCTATCGCAACGCTAGATTCTATGAGAAGGAAACTGTGATAACCGATCTGTCGCCGTCTTTACGCAAGCGGATAGAAGACGACCTATATTCGCGGTGGTAATGAATAACCCCATAACGGACAACCAACTTGTCTAAATCCAGACACTACAGTGATGCAGAAAGAGCCGAAGCAGTTATCAAGCTCGCGGTGAATAAGTACAACTACCAGAAGACGGCTGACGCTGTTGGCGTTCCTATTCGGACGTTGCGAAGGTGGGACAAGAGTATCCCAAAAAAAGGTGTCGGCGATCTGCTGGAGCGTGCTATTCAGCGTCTATTGATGGCGTTACCAGAGAAGATGTCAGGGAAGGACTGGGCAATCACGCTTGGCATCCTGATGGACAAATGGTTTCTTATGCAGGGCGAACCCACAGCGAGAACAGAGAGCATAGTGCATGGATACAAAGACTGCACAGATGACGAAAAACGAGCCGTTGTCGAGCGAGCTAGAGAGTTACTCGCAGGCATTAGTGTCGGCGGTGGTGGTGGAGGCGACCCATCAAGTGAAGCGCCAACGAACGGGAATATATCTGAATGATCCTGTTGCGTTTGTGCATGACATCCTGGGAGTACCAGCAAAGGCGGACAATCCCGCTGATGCAATCGCACCTTACCAAGAAGAGGCTCTTTATAAGCTAGTTGAAGAGCGGCGTGTCAGTCTGCGTGGTCCTCATGGGCTGGGAAAGACGGCACTAGCATCGTGGGCGATTATCTGGTTTGGCACTACAAGGCCAGAGGACACCAAGATACCGACCACTGCGTCTGCCTGGAGACAGCTTGAAAAGTTCTTGTGGCCCGAAATAAGAAAGTGGTATCGAGCGGCTGACTGGGATCGCTGGGCGGAGATAGGTGGCATAGTCCCTGAAATGCGAGTTCTCAGCATGAAGAGCGACCAGGGCTGCGAGGCGTTTGCGCTTGCGTCGGATAGAGCAGAGCTTATTGAGGGAGCGCATGGGGCCAACCTGTTCTATGTGTTTGATGAGTCAAAGACGATCCCTGAAGATACATGGGACGCTGCTGAAGGCGCATTCGCTTCTGGCGATGCCTACTGGCTGGCGATAAGCACACCAGGTGACAGGTCCGGCAGGTTCTACGATATACACAGGAAAGCACTTGGCCTTGAAGATTGGTGGGTGCGTCACGTAACGCTGAAGGAAGCCATAGCAGCAGGCCGTATTAATGAAGAGTGGGCTGAAGCAAGGCGCAGACAGTGGGGCGAGGACAGTCCAGTATATCAGGCTCGTGTGCTTGGCGAGTTCCCGATACAGTCAGAGGGTGCGCTCATATCGCTTGCTTGGGTAGAAGAAGCCAGAGAGAAGGCGCTTGACCCAGGTGACAACAAGGCGATAGCGGGCTTAGACGTAGCGTGGACGGGCGCAGACGATAGCGCAATGTTCATTCGTCAGGGGCCAGTTGTGCTGAGTGGCGAGTTCTGGCATGGGCATGACCTGATGGACACCACAGGCAGGGCAAAGCGCACTGGTATCCACACAAACGTCGATACGATAGGAATAGGCGCTGGTGTGTTCTCAAGACTTAGAGAGCTAAAGCATCCATGTACGCCGGTGAACGTAGCAGAGAAGGCTAACGACACAGAGAACTTTATCAACAAGCGTGCAGAGCTGCATTGGGGAATGCGTGAGAGATTCAGGGATGGCGAGATTGACCTGACCAGGCTAACCGATAGGGTGTATGACAGACTGGTGGGTGAGCTAACATCCATCAAGTACACATACACAAGCGCAGGGAAGATTAAGATTGAGAGCAAAGCGGAAATGAAGAAACGACTAGGGCACAGCCCCGACCTGTTTGACGGGCTGATGCTGTCGTTTGCGCCAACAAGACGAAGCGGAATACATATATAATGTATATATATGAATGTATACGATGTAATTATCTATTTGAGAGCGAACGGAAGCGGTCTGCGCCGTTTCGCAGTCCACACGAAGACCGCAGGCACATGGTAGAGCAGATGGCCCCGCAGAGATGCAATAGTCGGTTCAGGCGTGTGTGGAAAGCGCCTAGCCTGAAGAGGAGAAAAGATGGCAGGCATAAGGGTACTTAAGAGAGGAAACATGAAGGACAATGACTGGATATTCCTGCACAGGGAACCAAGCGGGCTAGGTGTGCCCCACGTCATTGACGGACGCAAGCAGTTCGCAATGACGGCGAGAGATTTCTTCTCAGATGTCCTTACCAGTCCGGTATCAGATACCGATGCCGCTAATGCGGGCGTTGAGAACCTATTGATGCGTCCTGTGGGCTATCGAGCTGGACAGCCTGTGGTTGCAGATGTGAACCGCATTGTGATATCCACAGACATGATTGTTGGCGATTACACGATTGATGAAGCATCGGCGGCTGGTGGGGTTGCTCTCAATGTCACCGTCACCAATGTTGTCGTCGATGCCGCAGACACAATGGGGACCATTGACATTGTAGGAACTGACATAGACGACCAAGTGATTACCGAATCCATCACTCCCGCCGCTGACGCTACGGTACAGGGAACGCAAGCCTTCAAAACCGTTGACCATGTCACAGGCGTGGGGTGGGTTATAGACTCCGTGGACGATGAGGACCAGATCGAGGTCGGCTTTGGCGAGCTGATTGGATTGCCGGACATGCTGCTACACGACACAGTTTTATTCGTATTGTTCAATAACGTGCGTGAGGGAACACATCCCACGGTGGCAACCGAATCCACAATCCTATCAGAGAACACAGTTGATTTGAACTCAGGACTCGACGGGTCGGTAGTTGTAATCTATTATCTAGCGGGTAAGTGGATATAAGAAAATGACCAGAGGGCAAATACCACGGAAAACAGACCCAGCGAAGACAGACCTGGTTCTCCTAAAGGTTGACCCATTCTTTGCTACTGGATTCTCCACAAACGAGGGTTCGCCAGTCGAGGACTTCTTCGCGCACATTCCTTCGCCGGTAGTGCTAACAGGCGATGGTAAGGTAAAGAGCGAGTTTACTGTTCAGGCTGTCAATCTGGATAAAGGGAACCAGGGGCCAGACGCAGTTATTCTTAGCAATACACTTGGCTACAGCTATGACGTAGGGGACGACTCTGTATTCAGCTTTGAGATACCCTATGACTGTGATACTTCTGAGGACTTGAAGGTAGAGGTTTATTGGTACATCAACGAAGCAAGAGATGGAACTAACCAAGAGGTTCAATTCCGCTTACAGTGGTCAGCCTGCCCAGCAGACGAAACCGAGGCCATTGATGGGCCAACGCATACTGGCACAATAGACTTTGGGGATCAGCTTATACCGGTAGCGGCAAAGCATCTAACGGAATTTTCGGGAACGATAGCAGCCGCGTCGATAGCTGATGCTGATTATGTTAGCTGCACTATTGACAGGATTGCGATTGATGGCGGGGCCAACCCGACGGCAGACCCCGTGATCGTTCAGATAGAGATAGAGTACACCAAAAACAAATTAGGAAAGGCAACGTAAGGAGAAACAATGACACAAGTTGAATGCAGAAACATAGTGATAGCGACGATTGCAAACGGGGCGGCTTTGTCCGATGCGGTCAACCTGCGAGGCGAGGTGCTGGTAGGCGTTAGGATGTCGGCTGTATGGGACGCGGCAAATCTTACGTTCCAGGCGTCGATGGACGATGTGACCTACATGGATGCGTACAGCGGGGCAGGCGCAGAGCATGTTGTGACTGTAGCTGGCGCAGGTGTGCATATCTGGGTTGACCCAAGCAACTTCGCTGGCTATCGCTGGCTGAAGGTGCGCTCTGGCACAACGGGCACGCCGGTGAACCAGACTACAGGTGCAGACCCACGGGTGCTGGAGTTGATTACACGCGGGATCGGGTAATGAAGGGGCTATTAGATAGCACTTACCTTAGAAAGATACAGTCTGTTCGCCCTGACAGGCTTGTTTCGCTATACCCGCAAGATGAACCGTTGGGGCACGCTGTCTCTACTGAGATTGTGCGCGGCTATCACGGCGCGTACACAGCGGTCACGCTAGGGCAGACAGGGATTCCGGGTTCAGGGATGACGAGTGCTGGCTACAATGGCGCTACGTCTTACAACAACATCTATACCGCGGAGTTTGCCAACGACAACTTGTTTGGAAACCCAGGCTTTGAGACGGCTGGTGCTGGCGACCCTGACTTTTGGGCAGTCTGGGCGGAGGAGGCAGGCGACGGCGTATTGGCGAATGAAGTCGTTGTTATCCACGAGGGGACCGATGCCTGCAAGCAGACGACGGGGTTAGGGTTAACCATCTATGTCAGCAACGATTGGGTTTCAGTTCCAAACACAACCTACAGAGTACGGTTCTGGACACGGGGCGACGGAGTAAATAGTGGCCTCTATCAGGTCAGAGACGTTACCAACACCACAATGATAACCGGCCTTGTAGACACGGGCATTACAGCCGCGGCTTATGGGATGTACGAGTTTACCGTAACGGCTCCCGCGGGGTGTGTGCTAATGAGGTTGTATCTCCACGGGGCAGATGTCAACGGCGCAGTCACTTACTTTGATGCCTGCGAAGTCCGCCGCACGAACGGCTTTCTAGGCGACAAGGGGACAGTCATTGTTCCTACGAGGGTTACAGGTGTGGGCGTGTGGACGGATACGGATAACAGATGGATATTAGACCTTGAGGTTGATGGCGAAAACTACATAGATATTCTCAAGGCAGGGGCCAACAACACGCTTTTATACAGATACGAGGCGGGCAATGTCCAAGAAACCATTACTCAAAACCCTATAGCAGAAACGGGATGGATGATTCTCGGTATGACTTGGGACATATCGGCTGGAGCGACGGGCGAGTTTAGGGCATTCTATAACGGAGTACAAGAGGGTGCAACGGCTACGGGGTTGGGGACATGGGTGGGCGACTTAGACCCCACAAGGGCTGTTTTAGGAGCAGCGACTACTGGCCCCGCATCCGTCTTTCTTGGCGATCTTGCCCCCGTGCCTGTATGGAGCGACGCGCTATCGCCTGATGAAATGAGGTATTTAGGGTGACTAGAGGAAGAATACCGATCATAACGAATTACAAATCGACTGACTTGGTTCACCTGAAGGTTAATCCTTATGGTGGTGATCCGCGGTCGGAGGCAACTCCGGTAAGCAACTTCTTCGGGAACATCCCAGTAGACATTCAAGCTCCTGCATATTTGAGTCCTCTGGGTTATGGCGGCTACAGGATTGAGGACAATTCCTCCGCCGTTTACGGAGTGAATATAATTGGCGGACATCTAGATAACTCCATAGCCATAGCTGGGCTTGGGGCTAACACTATCGCCGGTGGGGGCACTAATGCTTTTCCTCATGCGCTGTACGCCACACACACAGACCACGCCCAGCTTATGACCATTGGTGGCGGATACGACAACATGATGGATTCAGCGTGGCCCAGCACTATCGCGGGCGGGGCACACAATCGAATCAACATGGCAACAAATGACGCTGGCAGAACCAACAAGTATGCTGGTTATACCCCAGACGCCGAGGCACATCACAACACTATTGGCGGCGGGTCTTTTAATGCGATGTACGAATCGCAAAGATGCACAATAGCAGGCGGCTCTCAGCACAGCATTGGACTCGCGGCATTAGGCCCAACAGGATATGGAATAACGATTTCTGGCGGAATGACAAATCTGGCAGATGGCGATTTCTCCGTGATTTCTGGTGGCTCCGGTAACGAGATTGGGCAGGGTGGTGGGATTTCAAATGTTATATGCGGCGGTACGTTAAATACAGTGGGCAATACGGCGGCAACTCACTCCGGCATTTTCGGAGGAACCGGAAATGTTGTTGATGGTAGCTTTTCTTATGCCTTCGGTCAAAGCTGCTTGACAACTACTCATTATTCTTTAGCGATAGGACGCAGAGCCAAAGCGACCAATCGTGGTGTGTTCGTTTTCGTAGACGGGACCGATGCCGACTTTACTATTGCTACACAAGACATGTTTGGTGCTCGGTTTGCTGGTGGCTATTACTTCACTGGCGGAACATTCACGGTGGATCAAGCTGACAACGCTGGCGCAATTCCCGCCGTTGCTATTGACCAAGCCGACGTATCAGAGGGCTTCATAAATTTCATTGGGAGCGATAGGGGCGTAATAGGCGAAGGAACAAACTCAACGGCAAGTGTGCGTGTTGAGATAGGCGGAGTTGTTCATCGGCTGGCTTTGTATGCAGACGCATAGGAGTGACATGAAAGACCTTACAAAAGAAGAGCGTGAGTTCATCTACGAGATGGTGAGTCAGGTTAATGTGCGGGGCGTTGGGCCTAACGAGATAAAGTTGAGCGTTCTTAAGAAGATGGACGTTGAGGACGAAGAGAAGACTTCAGCATAGGACAAACTATGGCGACGGTAGGGCAGAGAATTAGACAACGATGGCTAAAGGCACGCTACAACCAGCGGGCTTTGTGGAGAGCGATAACGGGACGCAAGGAATACCCGTTCACTTTTCCAACGTGGAGGCAGCACGACCCGATACCTTCATTGGTGAACTTTGAAACTTTCGTATCCGATGGCTACAACCGCAACGAGCTTGTTTACGCGTGCATCTCACTGGTTGCCAGCAATGCGCCCAATGCGCCTATGAAGGCGTGGCGTATGGTGGACGATAGCCCTGTTCCGGTTGACCTTCCACTGATTGAGTTGCTTGACAGGCCGAACCCAAGACAGTCGCGCTTCGAGTTCAACGAGATGATACATACATATCTCAATATCGAGGGAAACGCGTTTGCAGTCAAGCAGCCTGACGAGCTTTGGTTGGCAAGGCCAGACAGGATGCATCAGGTCATAAAAAACAACGAGCTGATGGGCTATGTGTATATCACAGAGGGCCGAAGCAGGATACCGTTCCTTGTCGATGAGATTGTCCATACAAAGATGCCGAACCCTGGTGATCCTTACGATGGGCTTGGTAGAGGCTTGCCACCGCTGAACGCCGCCGCACATGCTACAGACATTGACAACAAAGCGACTGACTTCTTAAAGGCGTTCTTTGATAACGCCGCTGTTCCTTACGGGATGCTTACCACTAAAAATATCTTAGAAGATGATGAGGTGGTTCGCATTCGAGAGAGGCTGAAGGAACAATACTCCAGTTCATCGAAGTGGCACGAAATAATGATACTCGACGCTGAGGCTTCCTACCAGAAGCTAGGCGCTGACATATCCGAGATCGCATGGCCTGACTTACGCAGGGTAACGGAGTCTCGCATTTGCATGACATTCAAAGTGCCTCCGATTATGGTTGGTGCACAGGTGGGATTAGAGCGTTCTACGTTCGCGAATACCGAACAGTCAGAACGTATGCTGTGGCGACATAAGATTATCCCTGACAACAAGCGCGTAGCGAGCGCGTTCACAACCGCCTACATGGACGAGATACCGGATGGCGTTTGGTTAGAGCATGATTACGTTGGGATTGAGATACTACAGGAAAGCCGGAACGAGAAGTTCACCAGAGCGCAGCAGGGGGCGGCTGGCGGTTGGCTTACGGTGAACGATGCTCGTGCGGAAGTTGGACTTAAGCCGGTTGACAGTGGGGACATATTCCTGCGCCCGATTATGGTACAGGCCATTGATGCCGCGGCTACAGTAGAAGAGCTGACCGAGGAGCCAGAACAGCGAGAAGAAGAACCAGAGGAGCGGGGGCGCAAGGCACTCGATGAGCTAGGAAGTCGCTTCCATAAGTCATTCGACTTGATAGCACGTTCCTGGGAGGCGCGGTTCTTAGAAGCGTCCCGTGACCAGTTCGCCAAAGAGCTTGTCGAGATGCAGGCTATTCTAGGCTCCAAGAGGCGCAAGGATGCTAGCACGTTCATTGAATTTGACAAGGCGATGGCTGCGTATATGGACATACACGGCATCGAGGAGTGGGAGTTATTGTTCCTGCCGCTGTTCGCTGGACTGATGGCAGACCAAGCTTTGTTACTTGCCGAAACATTGGGAATTGTGGCGTGGGACGTTGCAAACCCAGAGGTGCAAGCATTTATATCAAATTACTCGTTTAAGTTCGCCAGCGGGCTTGGGGCTACCACCAAAGAGAGCCTAAGAGGTCTTGTGGCAAGCGGACAAGCAGAAGGATGGTCAATTAACAAGCTGCGTGACGAGCTAGGTGGTATTTACGGGGGATGGGACAAAACACGGGCGGAGATGATAGCGAGAACGGAAACCATCAGGTCGAGCAACGCTGGTGCAGTAGCGTCTTACGCGAAGGCAGGTATTGAATACAAGCAGTGGTTCACCGCGGAAGATGGGCGCGTATGTGGCTACTGCCAGGAGATGCACAACAAGATAGTCGGCGTTAGCGAAAACTACTGGGCTATGGGCGACGAGATGACGGTTGAGGTTCCAGACAAGAAGCCGATAACGATGACGTTCTCCTACGAAGATGTAGGAGCGCCGCCACTGCATCCGAATTGCAGATGCACGATATTGCCTGTTGTGGAGGAATTGTGAACATAAAAACAGTAGCGGAAGAAACCGAAGAACTGGACGGCTTTGAATTATTCGAGATACATCCAGAATGCAGGTACGCGGTTGTAGTGAAGGAAACGCTACCTGATGAGATTATCGTCAAGCTGAACGAGATGCTGAAACAATGGCTATTATCGGGAGATAAGTTCCTAGTTGTAAATGGCGATGTTGCGTTGGTACGACTTAACGGTACGGAGAAAAATAATGACTAAAGAAACCAAGAGATTTCCAGGCTACGTTATGAAAGCCGACAAGGACACAGGCATTGTAGAAGCCTATGTGTCTGTCATGGGTATTGTCGATGAGGACATACCGCCGGACATGATAGAGAACGGCGCGTTCAAAAAGACTATTCAGGAACGCGGTCCGGCGGGATCGAACAAGATTCGCGTGTTACACCAACACAGGTGGGATGAGGTTGTCGGATTGCCGCTTGAGCTGGTAGAGCATGGACGCGACCAGTTGCCCGCTGAATTGCTAGAGAAGTACCCTGATGCCACGGGCGGGCTGTTCACCAAGACGCAGTTTGTTCTTGATGTCCAGAGAGCGCGGGAGGACTTTGCGCTCTATAAAGCGGGCGCGATGGATGAATGGAGTATCGGATTTGATACGCTTGACTCTGATATGGACAAGGGAACAGATGACGAGTCATTCAGGCGCATTAAAGAGGTTCGCTTGTGGGAATACAGCCCTGTCACATGGGGCGCAAACCAGGCGACCATAACAACGAACGTGAAAGACAATGAGCAGGTTGAAGATGACCTGTTGGTTGAGCCATCAGTTGAGCACCTACAAGATGAGGCCGAGCCGCAAAAAGCACTCACCTCATGCGAGGCCGCACGACTAAAGCAAGATGGTGTCGAGATCGAGTTTGAGTTAATTTCAAGGAAGGCACAAGATGAATGACCGTATAAAAACCATGCGTGCAGAGGCGCGCAAGAAGTTAGACGAGGCCGCGAAAATCCTCAGCGGCGAAGATGTTTCCGACGAGCTGGCAGCGCAGGCAGTAGCCTTGCAGCAGTCCGCCAAAGAAATCATCGACAAGGCTGCACAGCTACTTGAGGTCATGGACCTCGGCGCTTCCATTCCCATTGATCGCGAAGGCGACTCAAAAGAAGGCGGCTGGGAAGGTGCAGTTAGCAAGGAAGAGGCTGAAGGGCTGAAGAAAGCGGCAAGCAAGAAAGTCGCGAGCTTTGAACACTTTGGCGAGTTTATCAAAGCCGTTGCGATGGACGGCAAGGGCCGCGGTACTGACCCACGGCTGAAGTTTGGAACGAAAGACATGGCAGAAGGCGCTATGGCTACTGGTGGGGCGCTTGTTCCGC